ATAGTGAAAAGGAGCAAATATGAGAACAGGATCAAAACCAGGTCCAAGAGATATGGTCATTACTGGAAAAGTAAATGAGCCTATTGATTTGGACCAAAACTTGGAAGAAGCAGTTAGAAAATCTATATCTGCAGCATTCTGGTTAGAAGAAGCAGACCAAGGAGCAGCAATAGAAGCAGTCTTATTGGCAAAGACTATGGATGAATTTCCACAACACCGCCATAAGATTGCACCAGTATTAATTGCGTTGCTAAGCAATCTGGGTTGTCTAAATAATAGGAAGCAGGCTGATTTATCTCCTGCAGATATGTTGGCTGCTATTGCTAATGGCTAATTGGCTTCCAACACACTACACCTTACCTTTATCTGAGGATTATCCTACAGATGGGGATAAGATTATTAATATTGCTCAGGCTTTATGGCGTTTGCCTGAAAGGCATGATGAATTATTAGTATTAACAGATTGGCAAAAGGATTTAATCAGGAGAGTATTAGAGCGTTATCCAGATACCCATCCAGAGCCTTCTAAGGCTGGTAGGCTGCGTTATAAGCAGGTAGTGATATCTATGCCCAGAAAGAACGGAAAGAGCCTTATAGGGGCATTATTAGCCCTTTACGGTATGCTTCTGCATGAGCCAGCACCTGAAGTTATCTCTGTTGCAGCCTCCGCAGACCAGGCAAAAATCGTCTATAGAAGGCTAAAACACCAGGTAGATTCAAGTGAATTATTAGGACATTTCTTTGCAAGGAGTACAGAACATAGAGGACTTTGGACGAAAGACGAGCAAGGAATATATAAAGTCATTGCAGCCCAAGCAGCAACTGCTCAGGGACTACATCCAAGCCTTGTTGTATTTGACGAGTTGCATGTTGCTAAGTCTGATGTGTGGACTGCTATGGCTCTTGGCTCTGCTACCCGCCCTGATGGCATCGTTATTGGTATCACTACTGCAGGTGACGATACTTCTGATCTCCTCAAGAACCTTTACGAAAATGGTTCAAAGGCTATTGATGGGCAGGAGGATCTTGAAAGGTTTGGCTTCTTCTGTTGGGAAGCACCTAAAGGATGTGCCTTAGATGATGAGGAATCCGTTAGGATGGCAAACCCACAACTTGCTTCTGGTATTTTGGACTGGGAGTCAGTTAAAAATGAATTAGCCACAATGCCAGAGGTAGATGCAAGACGATACAGACTAAACCAGTTCGTTTCATCTATGAACTCTTGGCTTCCTGTTGGATTATGGAGTCAGCAGCCAGAAGGAAGACCTGAGAACCCTGAAGTCTTTGCAGTTGAAAGAACTCCAGGCTGGGAACACTGCTCTATTGTTACCGCCCAATTAAAAGCAGATGGAAAGATAGCCACAGAGTTGGTTGCATCATTTAATAATACAAATATAGATGAGATTACTGCTGCCTGTCTTAATCTTGCTAAATATGGCAAACCATTTGTAATGGATGGAAATATATTGTCAGATCTTGGCCAGGTATTAAAGCAGAAGGGCTGCAGGGTAAATATTACCTCTGCAAAGGATTTGATATCAGCGTCAAACAACGCATACCGTAGAATATTGCGTAAGGAACTAATTCATCCTCGTGATGAGATAGTTTCACTGCAAATTCAAAGAGCAGTACGCAAAAATAGCGGGGAATCATGGAAGATTGCTCGTAAAGATAGCGGAAGCGATGTAGATGCTGCAGTAGCAACATTATTGGCTGTTTGGTTTGTGGAAACACAGCAAAAACCACAACAGATGGTCTTTTAGGAGAACACATGGGATTACGAGATAGATTAGTTAATAGATTAGGCTACCAAGTAGAAGTTACTGAGCCATTTATCCCTGCAACAGAGAATCGTGGAGTTGCAAACACTGCTCCTGCAAGACAAGCAGTAGTTGTATCAGAAACAACTGCACTAAATCTTGTTGCAGTTACAAGAGCAATTTCGGTTTTGGAAACTGCAATTATGCATATTCCTGTTGAAGTTTACAGAGGAAATGAACAGTTGCCAACACCTTCATGGCTTGAAACACCAGACATTGAGAATAATATTTCTCAATCAGAATGGCTTGGCACAACTTTAACACACATGGCTACCTTTGGTAACGCTTACTGGTTAGTAAAGCGGGGACAAAGAGGAATAACTAATATTAGCAATATACATCCAACAGATATTTCTATTATGGAAGATGAGAAGGGTGTTATTTATTACATGGTTGGTGGAAAGACTTACACAAAGAGAGATATTGTTCATCTCAAATTGTGGACAAGCCCATCAACAGCAAAATTAACAGGTGAAGGACCAATACAAAGACACAAATCAACTTTGCGTTCTGCTTTGGACCTTCAGAATTATGCTGATAACTGGTTTAGAACATCAGCAGTACCAACAGGTACATTAACAACAACAGAATTTCTTTCTGAGGATGTAGCAAAGCAAAATAAACAAGCCTTTGTTGAATCACAGCAAGAAAGAAGTATTGCTGTGCTATCGTCAGGATTAAAATATGAATCTGTCGCATTAAATCCTGAGCAGGCACAGTTCTTAGAAAACCAAAAATACATTAATCGTCAAATCGCATTAATGTTTGGTGTCCCGCCAATGTATTTGTCAATGGCTATTGAAGGCCAGGGTATGACATACATAAATGGAAACGAAGACAGAGCAAGATTGTATGATGATGGATTACAACAATATATTGTAAGAATTCAGCAAGCAATCACAGATCTATTGCCAAGAGGACAATATGCTGACTTTAATTTAACTGAGTTCTTGCGTCCAAACCAATTGGCGAGATTTAATTCATACGCTGTGGGTATCTCAAATGGCTTCTTGACAGTTGACGAGGTTCGTGAACTTGAAGGAATGCCACCTACAGAACCTATGGCATAAAATGGAGTAATGGAAATGGATAATTTAATCACACGCTCGTTTGAAATACGAGCAACAGACACAGAGAAGCGTGAAGTTTCTGGTGTGGCTGTTCCATTCAATGAAACAATTGACATTGGCGGAGGATGGACTGAGCGTTTTGAAAAAGGCGCAGTTGATCTTGAGGCTGATGTTAAATTATTTCGTGATCACAAAGAAATAATTGGCAAGGTAACAAGAATGGAAGAATCTGATGAAGGTCTTCTAATCAGTGCCAAGATTTCAGATACAACACTTGGAAATGAAACACTTGAACTTGTAAAGGATGGAGCAATCCGTTCTTTCTCTGTTGGTTTCATTCCAGTAGTTGATGAAAAGAAAGAAAAAACAATAGTTCGTAAGAAGGTTGACCTCAAGGAAGTTTCCTTGGTGGCATTTCCTGCTTACGAAAGTGCTTCTGTAACAGAAGTTAGAGAAGAAGTCAAGGAGGAAATAATGACTGAAAATAAAGATTACTCTGCAGACATTGCAGAAGTTCGTAATCACGCAGAAGAGTTAGAGCGTAGACTTGATGTTCTTGCTACAACTTCTGCTTCAACACCTGCAACATCTCAGTTCCGTTCAATGGGTGACTGGGTTAAGGCAGTAGCAGCAGGAAATGATGATGCTATTGCATTGCACCGTACATTCACAGGTGCAGATTCTGGCGATTCAATCATGAAGAACGCATGGGTTTCTGATACAGTTCGTATCCTAAACGCAGGTCGTCCAACATATTCCGTATTCTCAACAGGTGCACTACCTGCTGACGGTATGAATGTTGAATATCCAAAAGTAAATACAAATACACTTGATGTAGAAGAGCAGGCTGCTGAAGGCGACACACTCGCTTACGGTAAGTTGACTCTTACATCAGCAACCGCTCCAATCAAGACCTACGGTGGATACACAGATATGTCCCGCCAGGTTGTAGAGCGCTCAAGCATCAACTATGTTGACACTGCATTCCGTGCAATGGTCGCTAAGTATGCTGCTACTACAAACGCTGCTGTTCGTGCAAAGTTGATTTCTGAAGCAGCAAACTTCAACACATCAGCACTTGGTGCTTGGACTGCAACTGAGATCATTGATTCTCTTGCAGAAGCAGCAACAAAGGTAAACGGAGATACAGGACTTCCATTGGAATTCATCCTTGTTTCATCTGATGTATTCCGTTTGATTGCTAAGACAGTTGATACATTGGATCGTCCAATCTTGTCAAATGTTGGTGCAACAAACAACACTTATGGTTCAATCAACCCAGTAGGACTAACAGGAAACATCCTTGGTCTTCCAGTTGTTGTTGATCCATCACTTGCAAATCTTTCATTCTACGCAGGTAACTCTGCAGCACTCACAAACTATGAGTCTGCTGGTGCACCATTCCGTTTGAATGACGAAGAAATCACAACACTAACAAATTCCTTCTCTGTCTACGGATACCTTGGTATCGCAGTACCAGAGCCAAAGGCACTTTGCGTAATTTCATAATTTAAAGGAGTAAGACAATGGACTGGACTGATTTGAAAGCGTATGTAGGAGCATCATCTAATGATGACGAATATGTACAAGAATGTTGGGATACTGCAAAGGATTTAGTTGCTTCTTATATTAAGAGCACCAAGGTTCCTGCAGGTATTCTCAAGCGGTGCTACATTGAAGTAGGATCAGAACTATTCCAGCGTCGTAATGCACCAACAGGTGTGGCTCAATATGCAACTTATGATGGAGCACCTGTCAATACTGCAAGAGATCCACTTGTTGGTGTATATCCTTTGCTTAATCGTTTTATGACGAGGTTTGCATGAACATAGGCTTAGTTAGAAGTGAATTAGAGTCTGCCATTATTCTTGGCGGTATATCTAAAGTCTATAAGTATGTACCAGAGAGACCAAACCCTCTCTGTGCAATCATTGAACCTGATACAGAGTTCATTACAGTATATGAAAATCAATATGATGCAGATTATGCTACCAACTGGAAGGTTTTAATAATTGTTCCATTTGCAACTAATGAAACTGAGACAGAAAATCTTGATGATACTTTAGACACACTTG